AGACTATTTGAATATTGATATAGATAATCAAATTGAAGATGGTGGTTTATTTGTTGAATCTGAAGGGTTAAAAAAAATAGCAATACCTAATCTACATCCGATTGACGCTATTGATTGGTGTGCAAAAAGATGTTTAGATAAAAATGAATCTCCATCTTTTTTATTTTTTGAAAACAATAAAGGGTATAATTTTGTAAGTTTATCCACCTTACTTTCAATAGCACCAGTAGCTTCATTAAATTTTACACCTAAAAATATAAACTTAGGTGATAAGACTGAAGAAACACAATTTTTAGGTATTAAAGATTTTAAAGTACTATCACAGTTTGACTTTTTAAAATCGGTTCAGAATGGTGTTTATGCTGGTAAATTTATTGGATTTGATCCTATAACCAGAACAATTGCTCAGAGAGATATTACTTTTGACGACCACTATAATACTGGTGAACATGGCAATAAAGTCCCTAATTTAGCAGTCGTTGAAAATGTAAAAGGATTAAACAACACTCAGATGTTTGATGCAAGACAATCGGTGTATGTTTTTGGATATTACAGAAAAGATAACGAGTTTATTAATGAAAAAGATCCTGAATCATTAAACTACGTTGATGACCCATATAAGTATATCTTTCAAAGACGAGCAATAATACAGAATTTAATGACACAAAGAGTACAAATGGTTTTACCTGGAAATTTTCAAATAACATCTGGTGTAAATGTTAAATTACTTGTACCTAAAATTGGCCAAATTTTAAAGAATGAAGATAATTTGGATAAATCACTATATGGAAATCATTTGATAATTGCAACGCACCATTGTATACAACCAGATAAACACGAAGTAGTAATTGAAGCCGTTTCGGATTCCTCAAATAGAGAATATGGAATATTGAGTTCTAAACCAATTCGAGATGCTGAATATAATCAAGTTGATGATCAAGGCAGAGGTTTAATTTAATGATAATTAATCAACCAAAAAAAGACTATGGCACCTTTGACCCAACTAATTGGGTTGGTGTTGTTGAGAATAGTCATGACAAATTAAATATTGGAATGTATAAAGTCCGTATTATTGGATTACATTCACCTAATGTTGAAGAAGTTCCTGTTGATAATCTTCCTTGGGCTCATGGTGCAATACCTCTATCACAAGGATATACCACTTCAGTTGCAAGACCTGGTGAGTGGGTTGTTGGTTACTTTTTAGATCCTGAAACATTGCAGTATCCTATTATTATTGGTATTCTTCCAGGAATACAATCTACCAATGTGGTTAATGTTACAAGTTCCGGTTCTAAAGTTGGTTCATATAGTTACAACAAGTCAGCTGGATTTGTTCCGCAATTAACGCAAGAACAGGCAGATAAAACTCCAGTATTACCTGAAGGTATTGTAACAAGATCGGTTGGTCAACCAACTACTGCACCTCTTGCTCGTGGAGTGTATGAGAACAGTAGTATTTCGGTTGCTGATTCTAATGCGGAACATGTTTGTGATTTTAAAAAGAAACTTAGATATGATATTGCAATTGAAAAACTGGAAGTTTATAAATTTGTTGAAACATCAAGAGCTGAAATAAAAGCCTATTTTACAAGTACTTCTTCAAGTCCAATGTCTACGGCTGTTCAAGCTGCAATTAAGCAAATTAAAGAAATATTAAAAATGATAAAGAAAGCTGCCGATTTTATTACTGATGTTGCAAAAGCTATTACAGATTTTATTAAATACTGTAACGATCTTATTGCGTACATTGCAAGTCTACCTGCTAAATTGGCCGCACAGTTACAAAAATGTTTGCAAGAATTTACTGACGCTTTATCTGATGCTTTATCGTTTGATGGTTTAACTAAAGATGGTGAACCATCTCCATTTTCTGAAATCAAAAGTTTAATTGAAACTGCAAAAGAAACAGGTCAATCAATAGAAACAGCAGTAAGTGCTACTACAACTACGGTAGCACAAGCAACAATATTAGCGGTTACAGCTAAATCCTTTGGGCGAGTATAATGGCAACTAAACCTGACGGCCTTGATTGGACAGAACCCCCATCGACATTTGTTGGTGAATATCCATATGCACATGTAACAGAAACACAATCAGGTCATCTATTTGCCATGGATGATACGAAAGATTCCGAAACAATTAGACTAGCACACCGCTTAGGTACATTTACAGAATTTCAAAAAGACGGAACAAGAGTTGATAAAATTGTTGGTGATGGTTATCAAATTGTTGCAAAAAACAATCATGTGTTAATTAAAGGTGTATGTAACATAGTAATTGAAGGAGATTCCGTACTTCATGTTCAAGGTGATGCTGATGTAAGAATTGATGGTGATGCAATTACTCAGGTTAAAGGAAATTTATCGACCACAGTTAAAGGTGCGGCTTCTATTTTTGCTGGCGGAGATTTAGATTTGGGTACATCAGGTACAGCAACAATTAATGCAAAAGATGGAATAAATTTAAATGGTGACGTTACAGTTAACGGATTATTGACAGCTGCAAGTAGCATACATTCAGGTGATAACATTGTGGCTGGAAAACAATTGTTCTCTTATTTGGGAATTCAAACTTTAGGTGGTATTAATTCAGGATTTACTTCAGAAAGTCCTATACCACCTGGTATAATTACTTCAACTGTAACAGTAACCGCACCAATTATTTTTGGATTTGCTGAAGTAAAAGATTCTAGAGGATCAATGGAATTGATTCGACAATTATATAATGGTCATATTCATGGTACTCCTCATGGTGTATCGACCACACCAACACCAATACAATAATTATGGCTAATACAATATACGCAAGATTAAGTTTTGATTTTGATACCACCAAATTTGGTGGAGCTCACTATTTAAGTACCGAAGCAAAAAACAGTCTGAATGTATTTCCTTCGGATGTAGTTCAATGGCAAACTCAAGAAATTGCCAATGGTACAATTGCACCTAGTAACTATTTTAAAAATCCAGTACAGAGTGTTTGCACAAGTATAACTTCCAATACAAATTTAATTATAACCTTTTGTAATAACGATGTTGCAAATACTTTTCCGAACACTTCAATTCAAGCCAGAAATTTGGCCAATACTGCAAATAGTTTATTAATACAAATATTAGATTTTAAATCGCATACTGATAACATGTCCCGTCTTGGAACAACAGCTATTAATACTGCATCTTTAACTGATACTCCAAATATACCAAATTACCAGATGGCTATGGCACAAGGTAGTGAATTGACAAGACTACTCTATTCAACCGAATCGGCACAAAACACCAATGCAATTTTAGGTTGTTTTACAAGTATCTTTGTGAATCCCGAATTGACTGCAAATAGTTGGAATATAGGTAACGGGTACATAAGTTTAACCAATTCTTATAACGGAGTTACAAGTAATATAACCAATTCAGCTTTGGTTAGTATTATTTCTACTTTGGAACAAGCCAATTCTTTAATGTTGACTAGACGAACCGCAGATTGGAATTTCTACAAAAAACAAAAACAAATATTAAACGACTATCGTTTTGTTACACAATTTAACAATTCTGGTAATACAGATAATTATTTGATACAAAATTACATTGGTACAGACTTTCTTAAAAATAACCTGGCAAATACGTGATAAATAACTCATGGCTACAGTAACCACACAAACAACCAGACAATTTAAAGACTTAGACCTGTCTTTCAATATTCATCCAGTAAAAAAAGACATAAACAAACATGTGGATGAACAGGCGGTCATTAACTCTTTAAAAAATATCATACTAACGAACCACTATGAGAAACCATTTAATCCAGATTACGGTTCCAACATTCGGGCTTTATTGTTTGAAAATATAGATTCCATTACAGCAATTACATTGGAAAGAGAAATTTTACAAACAATAGAAAATTTTGAACCCCGTGTTAGTGTGTCTAAAGTAACAGCCGTACCAGATTTCGATAATAACGGGTATTCAATTAAGTTGGATTTTTTTATTATTAATTTAACTAACCCAATAACAATTCAATTCTTACTACAAAGAGTCAGATAATGGCAGACCGTTTAAATGTAACAGATTTAGATTTTGATGCACTCAAAGCTAATCTTAAAAATTTCCTAAAACAACAATCCGAGTTTTCTGATTATGATTTCGAGGGAGCAGGTTTGAATGTTCTTTTGGATATTCTTGCCTATAATACACATTATAATTCTTATTATTTGAATATGTTGGCCAATGAATCTTTTTTAGATTCTGCAATTTTGAGAAACTCTGTCGTATCACATGCTAAACGATTTGGTTATACACCACGTTCTGCATCCGCACCAGTAGCTAAAATTAACTTCTCAATTGATTCATTATCTTCAACGCCAGGTTCTCTAACATTACCTGAAGGTTATATTTTTCTTTCAAATTTAATTGATAGTAAATCATACAATTTTATTACATTAGAAGATACAACCGTTTCAAAAACTGGTAACAATTTTGTATTTTCTAATTTGAAAATTTATGAAGGCCAATTAACAACATATAGTTTTACACATGTTGAAGCATCCAATCCAAAACAAATCTTTA